GAGAAGCACTGTTCTACCGAAGGTTCATCCCTTCGAAGCTCAGTGACAATCCCTATCTTTATAATGAGGGAACATACGAAGCTAACCTTCTATCTCTGCCAGAGACCCAAAGGCGTCAGTTGCTGGAGGGGGATTGGAGCATAGCCGAAGGTGCCGCCTTCTCAGAGTTCCGCATTCATCAGCATACCTGCGCCCCGTTTGAGATCCCTCCAGAATGGCGAAGGTTCCGGTCCTGCGATTACGGCTATTCCAGCTTCTCTGCAGTTCACTGGTATGCAATCGATCCCAACTTTGGGACGCTTTACGTTTATCGGGAATTATATTTGTCTAAACATACCGGAAGAGATCTCGCAAAAGCCGTTAAACAGGCTGAAGAGACCGACAGAGTGCCTTATGGCATACTAGACAGCAGTTGCTGGCATAACCGGGGTCAGATCGGCCCCAGCATAGCCGAAGAGATGATTGCTGAAGGCACAAGATGGCGTCCGAGTGATCGGTCAGCCGGGGCTAGAGTAGCCGGTAAGAACCGTATGCATGAATTACTGAAGATTGATGAGGTTACAGAAACACCTGGCATCGTTTTCTTCAACACTTGCCGCCAGATTATAGCTGACCTCCCGGTCATACCGTCTGATCCGAAAGGAGGAGATGATATCGACCAGCGATACGCCTCTGACCACACTTATGACAGTCTGCGCTACGGCATTATGAGCCGAATTCAGGCAGCGTCACCGTTTGATTTACAAAACCGCATGGGTCAGAACTCGTATCGCCCTGCCGACACAACATTTGGGTATTAATATGGCTTTAATGGATAAACCAACCTCTTCCTCTTCTGAAGAGATGACTGAATCAAGCAAAGTAATTGCTTTGGAGGAGAGTGGTGACGTTGAAGAAGAGAACACGGCTTATTCCGGGCTGGCAAATTTTGTTGAAGGGCAGTATCGCCGGTCTAAAGACACCCGCATATCCGATGAAGAGCGTTGGATCATGTGCTACCGGAATTATCGTGGGCTATACAGTGCTGACGTTCAGTTTACCGACAGTGAGAAGTCTAAAACCTTCGTTAAGATCACTAAAACTAAGGTTTTGGCTGCGTATGCCCAGATTGTAGACGTATTGTTTGCAGGATCTAAGTTTCCGGTCGGCGTGGAGCCACGGAACTACCCCAATGGCGTAGTAGATTCAGTTAACTTCGATCCCAATGCCTTAACCGAAGAGAAAATATCTGAAACAGTTAATGTAGACTACAAAATCCCCCGCACTATCGCCCGTCCTGACATTGCAAAGGATTTAGGCATATTCAAAGACAAATTATCTGCGGTTGAAGATGATTTAGAGATGGGTCCGGGCGCTAGCCCAACTTCTGCAACCTTCGAACCGGCTAAACAGGCCGCTCGTATGATGGAAAAGAAGATGCACGACCAGCTTGAGGAGTCTCAAGCAAGTAAGCATCTCAGGTCTATGGCATTTGAGACCAGCTTGTTTGGAACAGGGCTTTTAAAGGGTCCATTCGCCTTTGATAAGGAATATCCTCGCTGGGATGATGAAGGTAATTACGATCCGTTGTACGAAACCATTCCACAGGTTGAATACGTTTCGATTTGGGACTTCTACCCTGATCCAGATGCACGAAACATGGGTGAAGCCGAATTCGCCATACAAAGGCATCGTTTAAGCCGCACTCAGATGCGTAACCTAAAGCGTAGGCCGCATTTTCGTGATGAAAGCCTGGAATTAGCAATTGAATACGGCACAAACTATGTGCGGGAGTACTGGGAAGATACTTTAGACGATAATATCAATCATGATTCAGTAGAACGATACGAAGTATTGGAATATTGGGGCGTATTAGACGCATATTTGGTTGAAGAAGCTGAAATAGATATCCCCAAAGAATTGGAAGATCGGGACCAGATTCAGGTAAATGTGTGGGTTTGTAACGGTCAAATCCTCCGTTTGGTGCTAAATCCCTTCACACCAACCCGAATTCCTTACTGCGCTGTGCCTTACGAATTAAATCCTTACTCATTCTTTGGCATTGGTGTGGCAGAGAATATGGAAGACACGCAGCTTCTCATGAACGGTTTCATGCGGATGGCAGTCGATAATGGTGCGCTGTCAGGAAACCTTCTGATTGAGATCGATGAGACCAATCTAGTACCCGGCCAAGATCTATCCGTATACCCCGGCAAAGTCTTTCGCAGATCTGCGGGTGCGCCAGGTCAAGCTATCTTTGGCACCAAATTCCCGAATGTTTCTAATGAGCTTCTGATGATGTTCGACAAGGCCAGACAGCTATCTGACGAAAGCACTGGCATTCCATCCTACAGCCACGGCTCCGGTTCAGTTGGTGGCATTGGGCGCACAGCTAGCGGCATGTCTATGATGCTTTCGGCTAGTGCACAGAACATTAAAGCGGTTGTCCGTAACGTGGATGATTATTTACTAGCGCCTCTCGGCAAAGCCCTCTTCTCATTCAACATGCAGTTTAATTTCGACAAGCAGTATGTAAAAGGCGATTTGGAAATTCGTGCCAGAGGAACTGAAAGCCTCATGCGGAATGAGATCCGTAGCCAACGATTGCTGCAGTTCATGCAGATGGCCTCAAACCCGGCAATGGCTCCGTTTGTGAAATATGATTACATCCTGCGAGAACTTTCTGCATCAATGGATCTGGATGAAGATAAGATCCTGAACGATCCTAGAGAAGCTGCGATCCAGGCCAAGATGATGGCAGAGATTCAGGCTATGATGCCACCACCTCCACCACAGGCCGCTGCCCCTGAAGGCGGCGCTCCAAGCGTTCAAGACCCAACCGGCAGCGGCGGTGGTAACATTGCACCGGGCAATGCCCCTGAACCGGGCGCTCCAGGCTTCACAGGCGAAGGTGGCGGCGATAACGGGGGAAATCCACAAGCCCCTCCTAATGCTGCCCCACAGCAGCCGATGCAGTAATCATCATGGATAAACATTTTTACCGTGACCTGATGCTCCTCGTTAATGACAAAGATAAAATGGGGCTACTGCTAGAGTACTCCTCTGCACGAATAGCCCACTATCACGCCCTGCTTGAGAATGAAAAAGACCACAATCGAGTTCTGGAATTCCAAGGCGCAATTAAAGAATTGCGGCGCATTAAAACCTTACGAGATGAAGTCATAGCAGGGGCTAAATAATGGACGCCATTACAGAGCATCATTACCACAACATAGCTAATGGTAAGACCAAGAATCTTGATGATGGAAACCTAGCCACGGTCAATACGATCATCGTGAATATTGGCGGTGTAGAAACGCTCATTCCTACCGTGTGGGATGGTGAGATCGTTAGCACTGAGAAAGCAATAGAGTTTGCAGGGAAAAGCGGGATCTCTTGGCCCACACGCAGCGGTGAAAATGCTGTTGCTGAGTTAGAGGCTTTTGATCAGCAGATTCATTTGGAAATGACTGATCAGACAACGCCTGAAGAAGCTTCCAGAATTCTGGCAGAAAAAGACATGCCTGAAATGGCGCTGGGCGGTCTTGCTGTCGCTCGTAAAGGCATCACAACCCCGGAAGGTTTAGAAATGGCAAACAAAACAACTCAATTAGATCGTAAAAAAGCTGACAGAAACAACGATGGCATTCTGAGTAAATACGAAGAAGTTGCTGGCGAAGCTGTTCAGATGGCTATGGCCGATGATCCTGATCAAGATGAAAAAGTGATGATGGGTCACGGCGGCATGGCAATGATGTCTGACAATGTTGGGATGATGAGCGATCCGCTGCCAATCGGAACCACTGAAACTGAAGTGGCTGACGATATCGAAGCTATGATCTCTGAGAACGAGTATGTGCTGCCAGCTAATGTCGTGAAGTGGCATGGGCTGAAATATATTATGTCGATGCAAGAAGAGGCTGAGATGGGCCTCATGATGATGCAAGGCTCCGGGCTAATTCAAGAAGCCGGTGGCAGTGAAGAAGACGAATACGAAGATCATATGATGTACAGCCCTGAAACCGGGGAAGGCAAAATGACAAAGTCTTATGAAGAGCATCTGGATTTAAAAACTAAAGGCTGGGGTCACGAAAGTGAAACGCAAGAGAAATCCGATAGCACAGGCGCTGAGAACGCCAAAGTTTCGGATGCGAGTGATCCAGAACAAGAAGAACAAGAAACGATTGAAACACCCAAAGGCAATGAGATTGAAGTGGCAAGAGTAGAAACCGTCATCGAAGAACAAGATGACAATGAGACCGAAGATTATAAAATAAATGATTACGGTAGCAATTCTCACATGTTCGGCACGATGAAGAAACCAAAATACACATTCGTCGTGTGAATTTAATGGGCAACCCGCACTGCGGCCCCCAACGGTAAAATCAATGTCAAAATATAAAAGAAACGAAGAGCCAGAGGATACTCTGTCTTATTCTGAAGAAATGAATCAACAGCAGTCTGCCCCTGAACCGGCTGAGTCTGAAGAGGCATCCTTTAAGAAGCGGTACGGTGATCTCAGACGCCACACCCAGCAACTTGTGCAGCAAAAGGATCAAGAGATCCAAGGCATCAAAAACCAGTTGGATTCTGCTGCAAAAGGCCAGATCAAATTCCCAAAGACTGATGAGGAAATTGATGCTTGGACACGCAAATATCCTGATGTAGCAAAGATTGTGGATACTATCGCCCAGAAACGTGCTGGCGAAGCGATGGCTGAAGGCGATAAGCGCATGGAGGGTCTGCGCCAACTTGAAACTAAGCTTACCCGCCAAGAGGCTGAACAGCAGCTACTCAAAACGCATCCCGACTTCAATGACATTCGGCAAGACGCCAGTTTTCATGAGTGGGTTGGTGAACAGCCGCAAAGCATTCAAGACGCTTTGTATAAGAACAACACTAATGCCAGGGACGCAGCCAGAGCCATAGATCTGTACAAAGCAGATACCGGCAAACGCAAATCCCCGGATAAGCGTTCAGCGGCACAAGCCGTGGGCAAGACATCACGCTCCAACGCTCCTGCAAACCAGAATATGTCCTTCACTGAAAGCCAGGTTGAATCCATGTCGGTTCGAGACTTTGAAAAGCATGAAGATGCGATCATGGAAGCCATGCGATCCGGTAAGTTCAATTACGATGTCAGTGGCGGTGCAAGGTAGCTTGCAAAGTGTTTAGCTAAGTGTTATACTAAATGTTATGGAGGCGTTAAAGTTAATAGCGTCTTCATGACAGTTCTTTAAAGATACGTCTGTTTTAGACTTATCTTCTGAGAACCTAGTTCTCTCCAAACAAATCAGAGCCGCTTCTAGCCTACCTCTGAGTTTGTTCTATTCAGAAGAATAAGACGTAAAGTCCACCAGTGCATCTGTGACCTGTGATTAAGAATTCACACAACTCTCAGTTAGTACTGCCACTGTATTGTCCTCTTCCGATTTGCTTGGGCTTTTGCCCTGCCATTTCAAAGGAGACCTATAATGGCATTTCAATCAGCAGCAGGTCACGGAAACCTGCCAAACGGTAATTTTTCGAGCGTTTAACATAAATGACGCCTCTGGGAGTAATCTCAGTTGAAAACTAGGTGAATTGTCTGGGAAGCCCTACTGCGTCATGGCAAGGGTAATCAGCAGCCAAGCCCCATAACCGGGGAAGGTTCAACGACCATCTCGAAAGAGAGTAGGATCAAGCGATCCGAAGCGCCTAGCCCCTAGATTTCTAGGGTGATGATATGGTCTTCTCTATGCGGAACAACGCATAGCAGTTCATAAGAGAACGGGCAGATATTTAGCGACATCTGTTGAAAATATGGATTTACTCGAAAAAGACCCAAAACGCCTTTCGTAAGGCAACAGTAATCGGTGACATCAGCAACAATGATTACTACGGCGAACTGACTCAAGGTAGCACCGTTAAAATCATCAAAGAGCCTGAAATCACTGTCAAGGCATATGAGCGTGGAACCACGGTTGCCGCACAAGACCTTGATGATGAAGACTTTTCTCTGACCATCGACAAGGCAAACTACTTTGCGTTTCATTGAGGACGCATTCGGGAGTAATCCCGTCTAAAGAACTAGGTGAATTGTCTGGGACACCCTAACGTAAAGCCGAGGGCAATCAGCAGCCAAGCCTCGCAAGAGGAAGGTTCAACGACTATTTCGCAAGAAAGTACACCCAAGCGGGTGGAAGCGCCTAGCCCCTAAATTTAGGGTGATGATATAGTCTCCTCTGCATAGAAAATATGCAGCAGTTCATAAGAGAACGGGTAGATAATTAGCGTAATCTACTGAAGATCTGGCAAGATGGACGACATCGAAGAAGCACACTCTTATTGATTGGGAGCTTCTAGGAGTAATCCTAGTCGAAGAATTAGTTGAATTGTCTGGGACACCCTACTGCGTAATGGCAAGGGCAATCAGCAGCGAAGCCTAGAAATAGGAACGTCCAACGATCATCCCGAAAGGGAGTAGAGCCAAGCGGCTCGAAGCGGCTAACCCCTGGAAATCTAGGGTGATGATATGATCTCCTCTGCATAGTAATATGCAGCAGTTCATCAGAGAACGGGCAGGTAGTTAGCGAAACCTGTTGAAGACATGGCATGTGAATTTTATGCAACTGGCTACCGACCGTGCGGCTTATCGCCTAGCGGATCAGTATGACCAAGACTGTCTGGGTTATTTGGCTGGTTTCAAGCAGTCAACAATCCACTCAGCGGCTGACACTGTGAACGATGTCGTAAATGGCACTGTTGCAGTTTCTACTGCCGGTACGGATGAATTGCTTACCACCATGAAGCTGCGGAAAGATTCCTTCGGCAATATCACTACAAGCTCTGCTGCTGATCATTCGATCCCGTTAGCAGCACGTTTACCAGGTGCAACTGCATTACCAACTGCAACTGCTTCACCAGCGATGGTTGTCGCACGGATGGCTCGTCTTCTTGACCAGCAGCAAGTGGACACACAAGGTCGTTGGCTCGTAGTAGATCCAGTGTTCATGGAAATCTTACGTGACGAGGATTCTCGGTTATTTAACAATGACTTCGGTGAATCTGGTGGTATTCGTAATGGTCTAGTTTTGAAGTCTTTTCATGGCTTCAAAGTATATACCTCATCGAATCTTCCAAGCGTAGGCGATGGTAGTGGAAAAAGTGGTACGGCTAACCAGGACACTGATTTTTCTGTATGTGTCGCCGGTCATAACTCTGCTTTTGCAACTGCTGAACAGATCAACAAGACGGAAGTCTATCGTGATCCAGACAGCTTTGCAGACATCTGTAGGGGCATGCACAATTATGGTCGCAAGATTCTTCGGCCAGAAGCAATCGTCACCGCTAAATTTAACGCAGCCTAAAGGAGGGCAAAAAAATGGCAACTTACGCTAGTTCACTTCAGGCAGTCCACCGGCCAACAGCCCCTGGCTGCTATCTGATCAGCAATACAATCGATATTGCTGTGGAGAATGTGAATAACGCTGCGGCACTCGCCGCTAACGATATTCTGAAAATCTTCACTTTACCAAAAGACACGCTAATCATGGCTGCAGGTTTCGAAGTCGAAGCCCTGTTGACCGGCGAGTCTAACGACACAACTTTCAACCTCGGTATCACTGCGGCCTCTACAGGCGGCATTGCGGTAGATGTTGATGAATTTGTCGCTGCTATGGACACCGATGCGATGGCGGTCGGATCTTACGCTACCATGATCCCCGGCGTGTACCCCAACGTAGTAGGCTCAACCACCACTACGTTGGATCTGGAACTGCAAGCTGCTGGAACAGCACCAACCGGCGGTAAAATGCGGGTTTGGGCAGTTCTTATGAACATCGACAACCCAGGTTCATATGATGCGAATGAAGTTGATCGTGACTTCTTAGCATAACAAATTAGGGGCTGGCCCAGTGCTGGCCCCTTACCTCATAATAAGGTGTTACAATGGCTACAACTTATCTCGATTTATGTAATCAAGTTCTTCGCAGGTTGAACGAAGTTGAGATCGTTGAAGCTGATTTTGCATCCGTGCGTGGCATTCATGCGCTGGTGAAAGACGCCGTTAAATCTAGTGTGGCTAAACTCTCTCAGAGAGAATTCGAATGGCCGTTTAATGCCGCAAGCCATACTCAAGTTTTGACTGCAGGAACTTCTGAATATGCATGGCCTTCATCGTTTAAAGCGGTGGATTGGAACAGCTTCCAAATTCAGGAAAGTTCAACTCTCGGCTCTGGATTTAAGTCGCTTAAATTCATTGAGCGGGATGAATGGTATAAAAATCACCGGGATGCAGATTTCTCTTCCGGTACAACGGGCCGGGGAAATCCTGATCTTGTATTTCCATCCCACGGCTCTGGCTTTGGAGTTACGCCCTCGCCCAGCGCTGCGTTCTCTGTCGTGTTTAAATACTATCTGAATTACACCGACATTACCGCCGCCACTGACACCACCCGCATCCCTGATGGATTTGATTATGTCCTGGTCGATGGTGCGCTTTATCACATGTATTTATTCAAAGATAATATTGAAGGCGCACAGGCCGCTTATGCTACTTTTGATGAGGGCATTAAATACCTTCAAACTATCTACATTAATTCCTTTGCCAGTGTCACTGACACTCGGATAAGATTCTAATGCCTGATCAGATTCAATCTTACAAAGTGGTTTCCAGCGGCGGTCTAAACGCTAATGAAAACCACCTTAATTTATCAGAGAATAGTCCTGGGGCGGCTACTCGCTTAATTAACTATGAACCATCATTATTTGGCGGCTATCGTCGTATCGATGGCTTTGCTAAATATGCGGCTGCGTTTGGCGAAGTCAGCGTGGCATATAATGCAAACGGTAGCACGACAGGCCAAGGCGAAGTTCTAGCCATTTGCATTTTTAAGAACGATGTTACGGGCGGGACAACAGTTATTGCTGCAAGGCAGGATGCTGGGGCTGCAACATATTCATTCTATTTCTTCACAGCAGATATTGGTTGGAGAAAATATACTCTAGACCACTCCGCTTCACGGGCCATGACAGCAAATGGATTAACTGTTAAAAAGCTACGCCACGTCCAATTCAATTTCGGCACAGGCAATAAAATCTGTTTTGTTGATGGCGTCAATGAAGCAATCATATTTGATGGGACTCATTGGGAGGAACTAAAATCTTCTAACGATGGGGGATATATTGCTAGCAGCAGTCACAACTCTGGCAACGGCACAGGGGGCGGTGATAGCGCCTTAAACGCTCCTGCATTGGTGGGAGTATTTGAAAACCATCTGTTCTTAGCGGGTCATGCGGCGTCTGCTGCGGCTATTGCTTTTAGCGCACCAAACGATCCTTATACTTTTGAAGTTAGCAGTGGCGCTGGGCAAATCTCTGCAGGATTTGATGTTGTTCAGATCAAGCCGTTTCGGGATAATCTGTTTATCTTTGGGGCCAACGCAATCAAGAAAGTTAACGTCAATTCCAGTGGTACTTTTGCCATTGAAAATGTCACAGCAAATGTTGGCTGCGTAGCCCCAGATAGTGTGCTGGAAATCGGCGGTGATCTGGTGTTCATGTCACCCTCTGGCATCCGACCAGTTGCGGGTACTAGCCGTATCGGTGACGTTGAGCTATCGCCTTTGTCCACTTCAATACAGAGCAAGCTGGTTGACGTAATAGCCAACTACGACATGCTTGATTTGGATGGAGTAGTTATCCGGTCAAAGAACCAACTGCGTTATTTTGTTGGGGATGATGCAGATGCCGCTGCAGCCGCTGATGCTATTGGCTTTATCGGTGCGCTGACTGAAAACAGCGGTGCACTTAAATGGGAGTTTGGCGAACTCTTGGGCATTAGAACCTCCTGCATAGTTTCAGATTATATCGGAACAACTGAGGTTATTTTGCACGGCGACTATGATGGCAACGTCTATCAGCAGGAAATTGGAAACAGCTTTAACAGCCAAGATATTGTAGGCGTCTATGCTACTCCATATTATGATTTTGGAGAGACTGAACAGCGCAAAACCATGCGTAAAATCAATACATTCGTCAGGGCTGAAGGCCCAATAGAGATGCTATTATCGGTGACTTACGATTGGGGCGATCCTAATTCTGTAGCACCAAATACTTATACTCAAAACTTGTCCGGTGCGCCTACCGTTTACTCCGGTCGAGGCGTGAACTTTGGAGCCAGCAACGTGATCTACGGCGGTCCATCCAAACCGATTATCACAAGCGATATTCAAGGATCAGGGTTCTCAGCACAAGCGACATTCGTGACGGTGGGACAATTATCTAGCTACACAATTCAGGGCATGGTCTTTGAATTTTCGGCTGCAGGGAGAAGATAAGATATGGCAGGTTATACAAGGCAATCTTCAGCATCGATTACGTCTGGTGCGGTTATTACTGCCAGCCCGATTAACGCTGAATACAATCAACTCTTAGCGGCTTTTGTTAACACTAGCGGCCATAAGCAT